TAAATTGCTAAATTGCTAAATTGCTAAATTGCTAAATTGCTAAATTGCTAAATTGCTAAATTGCTAAATTGCTAAATTGCTAAATTGCTAAATTGCTAAATCACTGATATTTATACTTTCTATTAGTATGATGTCAAGAGACTTGGAGAATTTAAGACAAATTAAGAAAAGAACCAAAGAATTAGATAGAGAAATTATCAACCTAAGAATCAAGTGGAATGAAGATAGAGAAATTATCAACCTAAGAATCAAGTGGAATGAAGATAGAGAAATTATCAACCTAAGAATCAAGTGGAATGAAGATAGAAGGAGAATGTATAAACCACCTACCCACAAATATTACTTTTGGCATTTTTTCAATATTTGTTGGAAGTAATTATTTAGGAGAATTAAATGAAAAATTAAGCGTTATTTAAGCAAAAATAAAATATTTGTATAATGTATAGATGAATTCTGGACGTTCATACGTGTATATGCTTCAATGTTCCAACGAACAAGTGAATGAGGTTTATATTGGAAGTACCAAAGACTATGTTAGAAGATTTAGAAAACATCGGACAAATTGTTATGACAAAAATGACAGAAAATATGATTATAAGTTATATTCATTCATTCGCTCAAATGGCGGATTTGATGAGTGGGATATCGTAATTTTAGAAGAGTGTGAATGTTCTACAAAAATGGAACTTTTCCAAAAGGAGAAACATTGGATTGAATTACTTAAACCAAGTTTGAACTGCAAACAACCCTGCATTACAGATGAAGAGAGAAAAGAGTGGCGAAGACAACATAGGTCAAAAAGTTCTTAATACAATTTTAATATTTCAGTTAAATAGCATTTTATGTGAAATTATTTTCTCTGATAGTATTATAGAAGTAAATCATGCAAGTTGATGCAGATACTGATGAATTTGATTTTACTGCTTGGACTGGTGATGTAGCAACCGATGACAAACCAAAACCTGAAAATTGTGACGAAGAATTTGATTTTTATGATTGGACTAGTAAAAATGATCTTCCACTCACTGAAGAACAGATACGAAGGGGTATAATCACATACAATAAACAATTGGCAAGAATTAGAAGATATAATGAAAAACATAGAGCAGAGATCTACGAAAAAAATCGGTTGGCATTTAGAAGAATGAAACAAGACCCAGAAAGATACGAAGTATACAAACGTGACAAACGCGTTAAAATTCGCGAAGACCCAGAAAAATATGAGATATACAGGAAGAAGCAGAGAGAGCGATACTATAAAAATAAATTGGCAAAACTGCGAGAAAAAAATGATGTGGTAAATACCTAAATACTAATATTTTTTTCTATTAGTATTTTATATGGACGACCTTTCATTTGTGAAACCACGCAACTCTCTGCGAACGAAAGAGAAAAAAGATAAACTTAAACGAGCCATCCGAGCTAGAGTAACTCAAATCTCTAATTATCAACAATTGAGATCTAATGGAACAATAGACCAAGAACTATTGCTAATGGTCGCTAATTGTTTGGAAAACGTAGTGAAAAAGAAATATGGAATCAACAAGAAAACTTTTGCTCTTGAAATATTGGCCGAGCTATACCCAAACCTGACTCCACAAGAAACTGAAAATGCTTCACAGACAATTCAATTTTTATTTGACAACGCATTGATTCAACTTGTGCCTCTCAGCGATAAAGTCAAGCACATAGTGTGGGACTGGATAAAAAGAAAAGTGCTATAAATTGGACGAGTGGGTTAAGTCAAAGGTGATGGATTACTTATTACAAAAATTATTAAAATATGTGATAATCAAATATGGTTTGCAGTGTGTATTAGCGTCAGCAGTTTTGATGATATTATAAAATATATATTTTTGTGATATATATTTTAAAAATTAAATAGGTCTTCATCGTCCATCTCAAAAGCCATATAATTGATGAGATTTGAATAACCGCCTAAAAATACGTCATCAATAAAAATCATTGGAAATCGTATATGTTCCCACTGAGTTTTTCGTTTCATTTCTGTGATGAATTCTTCGCGATTGGCTTTGAGTAGGGCATCACACTCAATTATCAATTTTGGTTCGTTAGCCAAGAGTTGCTTTGTCTTCTCACAATTAGGGCAACCTGCTTTGGTATAAATCACAAACATATATACATGCAAATATTTTTTTATTTTGAATATGTATATGAGTGTAAAGTATATGTTGTCGGTTTGTTATTTAGATAATAACCAAGAAATATTTAGCGAACCATTTGAGCCTTTCGATTCGTATGAAGAAGCCAAAGATTTTGCAGAAAATAAGATAGCAGAATTGTCTGATGAATTGGCTGAAGAGTTGAGTTGGACTTTAGACGACGTTGAAGAGAATTTTACTTTTGACTACACCATCAAGCAGTGTGTCGTTTCTGGATGAAAAGTTTTTGAATATCCGGTAATATAGTAGTATATGGTAATATAGTAATGTATGATAATATGGTAGTGTGGTCTTTGTCGGTTGTCGTCGTATTATTTACCTAGGCTGTCTCGGCGTTCATCTCCTTATAGAAGGAATGGTACCAAGGGTATCTACAAGCCCTGGCTTTGGTAAGCATTACCATACGCTTAAAAGACTTCTCCAGATGGTCGTATTCTTCGGTAGCCGATCTAATCCTCCATTGGAACTCGGTGGCTGGCTCGTAGCTCATCTCAAAGAGGGAGACGTGCATACACTGTGGCTGTCCGGTAGAGGCGTATATCATAAATACCCACTCTGACTTGTTTCCAGATTTCAAGTGAAAATCTCTCACGTGAAAACCTTGGGCTTGAATGCGTCGGCGTAAATCGGTAGAAATTTGGTTCATTTCCATTCTCCTCGGTTATATATATAGGTGGGATGTCTTTAAGTTCTTTTTTGGATATATATATAAGGTAAGTATTTGAATTTTGCCGGAAAGTGCCGGAAAGGTTCCGGTAATACGGTAGCCTACCGGAACCCTATGTTTGAAAAGTTTTTGAAATACGGTAATATAGTAATATACGGTAATATAGTAATATATGGTAATACGGTAGTGTAACAGTAATACGGTAGTGTATAATTAAGCAGTCTCCTCATTGATAGCCTTGTAGTAAGGGTGGTACCAGGGATATTTGGAAGCCTTGGCCTCAGTAAGCATGACCATACGAGTCAAGGGTAACTCAGTATTAGGGTGTTCTGGATCAGGGGTTACACTCCAAGAGAAGTCGTTAGGCGATCCTTGCCTAGGCTCGTTCAACCTAATCCTGGCACACAACACTTGGCCGGTAGGGTCGTAGACTAAGAACATCCAAGTGCTCTTACAGTCTTGGTGGCTGTCTTTGTTATGGCGATCGGTCGAACTGAAACCGCTGGCTCTGATACGGGCGCGTAAGTCTCGGGCAATTCGTTCCATCTTCTCTTCTCCTCCTTGGTTATATATACAGGCGGAATGTCTTTAAGTTCTTTTTTGGATATATATATATAAGGTAAGTATTTGAATTTTGCCGGAAACTGCCGGAAATGCCGATAATTCAGTAGTGTGCCGGAAACTGCCGGAAAGGTCGGTAATTCAGTAGTGTGCCGGAAACTGCCGGAAATGCCGATAATTCAGTAGTGTGCCGGAAACTGCCGGAAAGGTCGGTAATTCAGTAGTATGTCGTATCGGGTTGCTGTGTATGAAGTATTTGAAAGTATTTGAAACACGGTAATTCAGTAGTGTATCGTAAATGATGTGTATGAAAAGTATTTTAACTAAGAAATTAAGATACTTTTTGAGGCCTTAAATTTTCATTTAAAACTATGATAAAATCCATCACCGACCAAACTTGCTTGTAATTTTGGATATTCGTAATTTTCGCCATATTCGTCTTTATTGTCGTCCAAGCCAATTCCGTTGCCTTTTTTGTTTTCAATCATATGCAGTAATCTCACTTGTTTGGTGGCATTAGCTTTCGTAGAATCATGAGAATGAATTTCACCAGTATCTCTATTGATAACCTTATACAAATTTTTATTACGAATTTTTCTTACTAAATAGGGCATTGTATATATTACATTTAGAAAATATAATTTTTTATCTTAGTCTATAATATATCAAATGACAATCGTTTTATTAACTGCGAATAATATTGTGAATGTGAATCAAGGAAATAATAGATTAGTCTATAATTTTCAAGGGGGTGGTGTCACAATCACAGAAAATGAGATCGCCCTCGCAACCGCACAATTATACTATAGTTGGTATAACATCACTGCCGATTATCAAAATAACATTTATTCTTATAAGTGGGTTGATGGATTGACTTACACAGTATTAATGCCTGATGGTAATTACTCAATCACAGAATTAAACACATTTTTAGAAAATGTAATGGTTCAAAATAAGCATTACTTAATTAATACAACTACTGGTGATTTTGTTTATTATATTCAATGGGAGACTAATGAAACGTACTATGCAGTTCAACTGAATGAATATGTCGTACCTAGTGTATTGCCAGTTGGTTATGCTTTGCCAGCTGGCGCATCTTGGGCTCTTCCAGGCACTCCAACGACACCACAAGTAAATATTTTAGCTAATGCTTTTAGAGATATAGTTGGATTCAAAAGTGGAACATATCCATCGACAGTTCCACAATCAACAACTTACTCAGTTTTAAGCACAACTGCACCCCAAGTCAATCCAGTGAGTAGTTTGCAAATTAATTGTTCTTTTGCTACAAATCCATACTCAACTCAATCAAGAGTTATTTATGCGAGTGGAATACCAGAGACCCCATTTGGCGGACAAATATTGATTACTGCTTATGAATTTGCATTCACACGAATTGTCAATGGTACGTATAATCAGTTTGAGATAAGTATCACAGACCAAAATGGGTCACCTATAAATTTGAGAGATCCACAAATATCAATTATGTTGATTGTTAGAAGCCGAAATAATAACCAATAAATTTACAAATATAAGATGTCATCATCTTCATCACTGTCACTTTGGTTTTCTAGCAATTCGGCTTGATGCCAAACTCGCTTATCTTTCGTCTTTTTAACTTTTTTAACTTTTTTTGCTTCTTCTAAAGCCTTCTTCTTTTTTTCAGCTAAATCGGCTCTTTTTTTATCACGCTTTTCCTTCAACTTTTGGCTTATGTATTCTTGAGCTTCTTTTATGTCTTCTGGACTTTCAAAAACACCAAAAGTCTTTTTATCTTTTTTAGATTTTCTAACTTTTTTATTTTCAGGCTCAGTTTCTTCAAATGTTACTCTTTTATTTTTTTTAGAATTTGGAGTAAATTTTAATTGTGGGTTTTCTACTTCGACGGATGGTTCATTTATCTTATTTCTATGATTCACCAACTCAATTAACAGCTCACATTTTTTTTTATTTTTTTTTCCTTCTTTGACATCAAGACCATTTGTTTTAGCAAGTTCTCTCAATTCTTTAACTTTTTGATTACATAAAGGTTCTGCCGAAGTCATTTAAATATAATATATGAAAATAAAATAATTCTACAATATATATTCAAATGAGTGTGGATGACTTAAATTCAGTGAGGTATCTAATTGACAGTTTGAGAAGAAGAGAAACTCAATTATTTGAAAAATTACATTCTCCTACACAATCAAGCCGAAAAGAAGAAATTTTGAAGATAGGCAAATACTATCAAAAAGAGCACAAGACAGTCTTGAAATTAATTAATGATTTACAAACATTGTATGAAGTAAAAACACAAATTGAANAATTGGAAAAAAAGAAATAACATGTATTATATATGTTTAGTAATTTCAAACTTAAAAAAAGAAGTAAGCGAAAAAGTGAAAAAATAACATTTCAATTATTCAAAATTATTTTATTTTCATATTACATATAAATGTTTAGTCAATCAGATGGAAGTGCTAAGAAGAAAAATAAAGCAGGTCATGAACTTCAAAATCTCATCAAACGAGGCAGAGGGAGACCCAAGAAAATTTCAACAGCATTTATGAATAATTTAGAAGAGAGTTCTGACAGGGAGTCTGATACTGAGAAAAGTGGAAAAGGTGTAAAATCTACAGTTCGTCAAGTCGCTGGAAAAACAAAGAGAGGTTTTGAAAAACACATAAAAAAATCAGGTGTAGGAAAACAAATTGCTTCAACCTTAATTGACGTAGGTGCTGATGTTTTACTCCCTGCCAGTACTAGTGCTTTATCAATGGCTCTCGGTGATCCAACTGGACTGAGTGGAGCAGTCGTAGGCAAAGTTGCTGGAGACCAAATACAAAAACAAGCAGATAAAGGTGGATATGGATATGGCTTAAAAGGTAAGCATTTGAAAGCACAAAAAGATAAGATGGAGAATTTATTTGTCTCGATGGGAAGCCAAAAGAAACATGCTAAATCTTTAACAAACAAAGTATTCAAAGAAGGCGACCACATACTAGATCAACACGAGGTTCCAATTGCCGGAGGAAAAATAACCTTGAAAGGGGTCAAGAAGACTTTAATTAAGGAAGCCAAGAAAATTTGGAAAGAAGCAAAACCTGTTCTCAAATTTGCAGGTGAAAGTGCAATCGCTTATGGAGAGCCATTTATTGAAGAAGGATTGAAAGCCGTTGCTATGAGTTATGGTGCCGATCCAGCCACCGCCGATCTCTCGTCTAGAGTTTTTACAGGAGCAGTCCACGAAAAAACGACATCAAGTTTGAATAAAGTGAGTAAGAAAAAATCCAAAGACCCAAGAGAAGTATTGGATAAAGTTGGAAAAATAATTGAAGATAAAAGTAAGAAATATATTGATGAAGCTGAAAAAGTGAGTTTGAGACAATTGGAACATACTACTTTACCAGCTGAAGAAAAACAGAGAGAAATTGATTACATCAAAGCTCAAGCACAACACGCAAAAAGTCAAGTTGACAAAAATGTTGAAAAAGTGGAAGCAAGTATCGGTAATGAATTGACTCGTAGAATTGGCAAGGGTATTCACCGAGGTCACTATTATCCAACACATCAAGATTTCACTGGTGGAATGGGTCTTCATACTCGTAGTGATATGTCAACATTATTGTCACCTGATAGTGTTGCGAAACAAACTTTTATACAATTACCCAATGATTACCAAGGCCAAATATTTGGGCGAAGTGTGCCAATGGGCTGGGGCTTGAATGCATTTGGTGGAGGGCTTTCTGCAGGTGCTGGTCTCAGTGCAGGATTTGGAACATTGTATTATGATACTATGCTCGGTGGATCGTTTCGCGATCTGTCAGGTCGTGGATGTGAATGCTATGGTGCTGGTTGCGGGTTAGATTCTTTTAGAATGTAAATATTTATCATATATTAATTTTTTATTAATATATAATATAAGATGCTTACTGACATTGATATGAAACAGATTGCCATACAACAAAGAATACCATTAAATGAGGTTTTTATGAAAGATAAACCACCGATGAAAGTAAGACCTGGTGGATATGTCATAAATATGCAAGATAGTAAAGATTCTTACGGAGAGGCTCAAAATGGAACTCACTGGGTTGCTCTTTGGATACCAAGATATACAAATCAAAAAATTATTTATTGTGACTCGTTTGGATTTATAATACCTCAATCATTGATTAACTGGATACGTAGGAGAGGTGGATTATATAAAAATTGCCAAATTGTGTGTAATGACAAAGATATTCAAGATGTGAATACAGGTGGTTGTGGGGTTTATTCATTGTTTTTCATTCAATTTGTTTCACGATACAATCCAATATCAAACCCAGTTGAAATTTTGAAAGAGTATGATAAACTGTGGAGCAAAGACACTAAAAAAAATTTACAATTATTGAAGAAATACGCTCCATATTATCAAGACAGTGTATAGTTAGTTATGATTAATTCTTTTCTCGTTGTCGTACCCATAAAACTTGCATTGTTACGAGAACCGCCGACGACATCAATTTCTAAAATGTTGAAATCTTGAAAAATATTTTTTATTATTTCGCTTGAATTTATGGTAAGCAGAAACTTGCCTTTTATATTTTTTAGCAATTCAATCATTTCACAGTAATTGATTGAGCCATTCGTGTATAGCCGTGTTGAATTTTCATATGGAGGATCAAGAAAAAAGAAGGTCTCTTCAGTATCAAATTTTTTGATAACCTTTTTATAATCAAGTTGAAATAATTTCGTATTCTTCAGTCGTTCTTTATATTGTCTCAATTTTAATATTTTTGTTATTTGTGTTGACGATTCGTATATTTTCAGTCCAAGACCTAGACAATTGAAGGTATTGCAAAAATTGAGAATGAGTTGATACAATTTCAATCCATCTTCATCTGGCTCTATCTTCATAAAATCATTCATAATTATAAGACGGTCTTTCTCAGTTTCATCACCAAGATGTCTCGCAAAATTAGCCAATTGTTCTTCACTTTCACGAGATATTTTTTTTATTAATTTATAACCATCCATGAGAGGTTTGTCTAAATCATTAATCACTTCTACTTCACTGTGTTCTTTTGCAAAATATACAGCTCCTCCACCTACAAATGCCTCTACATAAATTTTGTGAGGTGGTATCATTTCAATAATTTGCTTTTCTATTGGATTTTTATTTCCTACTCTGCAAAAAAATGGTTTCATCATATTATTATAAAATAAAATAAAATGATGATTTTAATTATCTCTTAATATATTCTAATTCTTGCATTAATGTATGGCCGTTTCGTTCGGCATCTTCCTTCATCTCTTCAAGTGATGGTAAATTCTTATATTTTTCAGTAATGAGACTATGGCGAAGAATATTGACACTTGCCTTGCGTCCAAAAATTTTGTTTAATCGTTGATTTATTTTTACAGGAGTTAGTTTATTGCAATTATTGTCAATAAATAAATATTCATTATCAGGGCATAATGCAGTCAATAAACTTAGCCATTTTGTTAATATTTTCTTTAATTCTGGTGAAATAATTTCTTCTTGAACTCCAAGGAACCGAGCAGTCTTGTATTTACGAAAAATAAATTTGCTTTGTTTTCTTGAGTTGAGTATAATTTCATTATCATCTTCAGTTGCATTTTTTATCTTCATCTCAGACCAATCAAGTGCTCTTCGTATGCTATCCATATAAAGACCACTCATCAGACAAAGCATCACGTAATTCTGTATTTTTTGAAGACCAGTCATGCTGAGCTGAGTTCGGCTCTTCATAATCTCATTCATTTGTTCTTTTAAATTACTAATTATCTCAGTCAGTTCATCTTGTTCTACCCAGTTCTCCGTTTGCTTTTCAGTGCGTTTTTGCTTTTTCTGTTCTTTTGAATAATTAGCACTATCTTGGTTCATCAGCTCAGTATATTTATCATTATGATCTTTACATAAAACTACTAAACTTGCTAAAATAGTTTTTCTCTTAGAACCATCCACATCATTCAAATATTCTATGATTTCGTCCTGTTTGTTAAAGTTTGACAATTTGTGCTCGTCTCCAGGAAAAACTTTTTTGTAAAGATTGCTTAAAATGCTGACATATGTCTTGATTGAGTTTTCGCTCAAATTTGGTCGGTTTGCTAAAAGTTCATTCTTGATGTCTTCTTTGATTGTCATTTATATTAATTAAGGAGAAAATATTTTGAATTAAAACGAAAATATTTTGAATTAATTTACTTTTAAATTTAAGAAAAATAATATTAGACATATATATAAATGGCCGACGAAACGCCTAAACAAATCAAACTAACTGACTTTGGTTGTAAAGAGCAATCACTTGAGTTCTACACTGATTTAGGAAATAAATTCTCACAACTAGATCATTATGACAGATTGAGAATTATTGAGATTTTTATGAAAAATTTATTTAATACTGACACTAAGCTCTCTCCAATAGTTATGAGACTGATGATGGAGAAATTGCAAGAGATTGAAATTAAATCTGCTACTTGGAAAAAAATGTTAGGTGATACAAAAATATCTGGATTGAGTTGCAGTAAGTGTGGAAATAATTATCCGACAATGACAATGCAAATGTTGTGTGAAGGAATTAATGGAGAATGTCCCCACGACTTGGTTGAGATTGAATTTGAGTAAATATTTTCTATGTGTATATGTATATGGTATTAAACACATTTTCGTCATTATTCAAAAAGAAAGAAACTCCAAAACGAGAACTCCCTGTGACTGAAATACCAGTAAAAAATGACTATCAAAGACCAGCTTACGAAGTGCAGAAAAATCTAATGAAGTTTGGATTCAAACCAACTAGTAAAATAGCAGTTAATTACATTGAGTGAAAAAGAATATAGAGAACTTGGGTTGCGAATAAACTAAAATTAAGTATTCCCTTAAATAATACTTAATTTCTTGGTTAATCTGGGTATTTAACTGTGAATTTAAGACGAAAATTAAGATTGAATTAAGAATGCGAGTAATAAAATGCATTTTATTAAATATTTGTTAAGGTTGGGCTTAAATTTTCAGTTAATTTGCTTAATTATCCGCTTAATATTGTATTTAAACTACAATATCAACCATAATATTAAATACCTATTAAGTATTCGCTTAATTATCCGCTTAATATTGTATTTAAACTACAATATTAACCATAATATTAAATACCTATTAAGTATTTGCTTAATTAATGTGCTTCAATTCCGGCTTGTATTGCGAATGTGATGATTAGCCAGTTCTCCCTCAGTCACGTAGAATAATTTATAATTTTAGCAATTTAGCAATTTAACAATTTAGCAATTTTAGCAATTTTAGCAATTTAGCAATTTAACAATTTAGCAATTTTAGCAATTTCAGCAATTTAGCAATTTAATAGAGAGAAAATACAACCATTTTATATAA